GAATCGGCATCAACGCAGGCAGAATCCGTGGCATCAACAGTAAAATCAGAGGTGGAGAAGTTCAACACACAGGTGTTGTACCTTTCCTTAAAAAGTTTGAATCAACTGTCAGGTGTTGTACACAAAATGGAATACGAGGTGGCTCAGCGACTGTCCACTTCCCAATCTGGCACCAAGAAATCGAAGACATCATCGTTCTGAAGAACAACAAAGGAACCGAAGATAATCGTGTTCGCAAACTTGATTATTCAATTCAAATCTCTAAGTTGTTCTATGAACGGTTTATCCAAGATACAGAAATTTCACTCTTCAGTCCTCACGACGTTCCTGGTCTGTATGATGCTTTTGGCACTGATAGATTTGATGAGTTGTATGTGGATTTTGAACGAGATGACTCTATTCCGAGAAAGACTATCGGAGCTCAAAAACTCATTCTGGATCTTCTGAAAGAACGTGCAGAGACTGGTCGTGTTTACATCATGAACATTGATCACTGCAACTCTCATTCATCGTTCAAGGATAAAGTGAACATGAGTAATCTATGTCAGGAAATTACTCTGCCCACAGATCCCATCAATCATATTGATGATGAGTTTGGTGAGATTGCACTTTGTATTTTGTCTGCAGTCAATGTGGGTAAAGTCAAGTCTGATGATGAACTTGAGGAACTCTGCGATCTTTCCGTTCGTGGTTTGGAAGAGTTGATTGACTATCAGGAGTACCCTGTGAAGGCAGCAGAACGTGCTACAAAGGCACGTAGATCTCTTGGTATTGGTTTCATTGGTTTGGCACACTATTTGGCAAAACTGGGATATAGTTATGGATCTCAAGAAGCATGGGATGCTGTACATGGACTGTCTGAGTCATTCCAGTATTATCTTCTGAAGTCATCTAATCAGATTGCTAAAGAGAAAGGATGGTGTCATGACTTTGGTCGCACTAAGTATGCTGATGGTATTCTTCCCATCGATACATACAAGAAGGATGTAGATGAGATTACTACAGAGGAGTTGCACCATGATTGGGAGAGTCTTAGAGCATCTATCAATGAATTCGGACTCCGGCACAGCACGTTGTCCGCACAAATGCCTTCGGAGAGCAGTTCCGTTGTGTCAAATGCCACAAACGGAATTGAACCTCCTAGAGGGTATTTGTCCATTAAGAAGTCAAAGAAAGGACCTCTTAAGCAAATTGTTCCATCGTACTCATCCTTGAAAAATAACTACACACTTTTGTGGGATATGCCTGACAATAAAGGTTACATAAATGTAGTGTCTGTTATGCAAAAATTCTTTGATCAGGCTATATCTGGTAATTGGTCATACAATCCTGAGAACTATCCTGATAATGAAGTTCCAGTGTCCGTCATGGCAAATGACCTGTTGACTACATATAAGTACGGGTGGAAAACTTCTTACTACCAGAACACTCATGATATGAAGAATGATGAGGTAGAAGAAGAGAAACCAAATCTAGAGAATTTACTTAGTGAGTTAGAACAATCAGAGGAGGGAGAGTGTGAATCCTGTGCAGTTTAAGGTATCGTCAGTGGAAGAAGTGAAAACTAAAGTTAAAGGCATGACCGTCTTTAACACCGAACAAGTTAATACTAAAAAGCAACCGATGTTTTTCGGTAAACCTCTGGGAGTCCAGAGATACGATTCATACAAATATCCAGTATTCGATAAACTCACCACACAACAACTTGGTTACTTTTGGAGACCTGAAGAGGTTTCTCTCCAGAAGGACCGTGGTGATTATCAGACCCTGCGTCCTGAACAGAAGCATATCTATACTTCCAATCTGAAGTATCAGATCATGTTGGATTCTATTCAGGGTCGTGGTCCTGGGATGGCATTTATTCCATATTGCTCTCTTCCTGAATTGGAAGCATGTATGGAAGTTTGGGGATTCATGGAAATGATCCACAGTCGTTCTTATACTTACATTATTAAGAATGTTTATTCTGACCCCAGTGAAGTGTTTGATAAGATTGTCACTGACAATCGTATTCTAGAACGTGCTGCAAGTGTTACAGAAGCATATGATGACTTTATAGGAAGTGCTCATCATTATGACAATTCAAGTGACTGGCAACATGCGTTAGAACAAGTTCCCACCGCACTGGATGGAAAGCATGAACTCAAACGTAAACTCTACAGAGCAGTCGCAAACGTTAACATTCTTGAAGGTATTCGGTTCTACGTTAGTTTTGCTTGTAGTTTCGCCTTTGGTGAACTTAAGCTTATGGAAGGATCAGCTAAAATCATTAGCCTCATCGCAAGAGACGAAAATCAACACCTAGCAATCACTCAGAATATTCTGAACAAGTGGGCACAGGGTGATGATCCTGAAATGAAGCAAATCATGAAGGAAGAAGAAGAGTGGACCTACAGAGCATTTGACCGTGCTGTCAACGAAGAGAAGAGATGGGCAGACTATCTCTTTAAAGATGGCAGTATGATTGGTCTGAACGACAAACTTCTTCAGCAGTATGTTGAGTGGATTGCTAATCGTCGTCTTAAAGCAATTGGTTTGAGACCGCAGTATGATATTGCTGCTAAGAACAACCCCTTGCCTTGGACACAGCACTGGATCTCCTCTAAGGGTCTTCAGGTGGCACCACAGGAGACTGAGGTAGAATCTTATGTGGTTGGTGGTATCAAGCAAGATGTGAAAAAGGACACATTCAGTGGTTTCCAACTCTGATATTTGCTATACATAGGGGGAGTAGCATCCCCCTATATGCCACGTAATCAAATCACTGTTGCAGAGATTAGAACAAGAGTAGAGAAAATTAAAAATGAACTCTACTGGGAAGAAAATAAGTACGGTGAAGAAGCCAGAGGTTTAGCACATAAATACGTCAATATGGTGCTAGACGCTATTGATGAATATAGACTATGAAAACCCCTGGTATTTTGAAGGAACCCCTTTTTTATCTGAGAATATTGACGATAACTTCGGTTTTGTCTATCTCATTACAAATCTCACAAACGGTCGCAAGTACATCGGTAGGAAATACTTCTGGTCATTCAGAAAACCTCCCGGTAAAAAACGCAAAGTAAAAAAAGAATCTGATTGGAAGAAGTACTATGGGTCTTGTCCAGAACTTAAAGAAGACATTGATAGATTGGGGAGACAAAATTTTAGTCGCCACATCCTTAGTTTACATAAAACATCTGGCAAGACAAACTTTGAAGAAACAAGACAACTCTTCATCAACGGAGTCCTCACCGAGTCCCTTGACACCGGCGGACCCCTCTACTACAATAGCAACATCCTCAGCAGATACTTCCGAAAAGACTACTATGGAGACGGTTGAAATTGTAAATTACGTCCGTGAATGGGCAGCAGAACTTGTAGAGTCAAAGGATGGAGTCGATCAAATTTATGATAGACTGGCAATTATTGATGAGTATCATGAGTGGTTCAATTTTGATGATAAAGATATCGAAATTGTGACACTTGACGAAATTAAAGAAGAGGACTATAATGACCTTGTTGATTTCTTAAACG